TAACCTTTTCAACGATAGCCACGTGTCCTGCGCCGTCGCTGCCCGAAAGAGTAGAGCCTTTCTGCCATACCATACAAGCACCGAGGCGAGGGGTCTGCCCGGTTTTGCAAGAGCCTTTATACTGCATAAAGTTCTCCGCGTTGACCGGGGCGAGGTATTTGCAACAGCCGTACCCGCCGATTTCGTTGAAGCGGCCGTAAGCGTAGCCGACGCAGTTTGCGAGTACATCGCAGTCGCTGTCGGCGGGGCTGCCCTTGATAGCGTTAGAGTAGCCTCCGTTTGCTTTGCGGGTGTAGTATTTGTTGCCCTTTTCGGGCTTGGTAGTTCTCATCTTGAACATACTACTCCGCCTCCTCATCGTCAACGGCGGTCATATCGTCGCCGTTAAATGTGTCCTGCTGTGGAAAATCCTTGATTTCCTCGGTCGTGTCCTGTTTCTTATTGTCAGTCATTGCTTTTCCTCCGTTCTGCCTGTCGTAATACTCCCGGTCCTCCTTTTCGTACTCGCGCTCCCTGTAACGGTCTTTTGTGGTCTTTATCCACGCCATTGCGCCGCACTCCGTTCCGAGTACAGCGAAAACGCAAGTGCAAAGGGTGTCCGGGATTGCTCCGTAGAGCCAAAATGTTCGTATCATCACCACCGTAAACACGATGAGCGTAACGGCGATGAAAATGAGAATAATATCCATAACCCCGATTTTCCTTTTCGGGGTCTTCTTGTAGCCCACGGCAATCGCCTCCTTTCGGTTATTGGTCGTGTGCTTTTTGGTTGAGGTGCTTTTCCAACTTTTCGTAGGCCTTTGTTACATTGCCGTTGCAATGCAACTGTTTCAGTCCGTCAAGGGACGCTAACATAGCATAACTCAATACGCACAGTTCGTCCTTGATGTCCTGCATATCCTCCGCCTCTTTCTTTCGGGCGGCTTCCATATCCTTTTGGTGCAACTCTTTCAGCGCGGCGATGTCGGTCGACTGCTTTTCCTGCTTCTGAAACCATTTGAAAACGGCATAAATGCCGCCGACAATGCCGCCAACTGCGCCGATAAGAGCCGCGACCTTGATTATTACGTCAACTGCTTCCAAGTGGGTTTTCTCCTTTCTCGCAAAGGGCGTTGTTTGCGTAAATCTCATTGAGCCTCCGGCGCAGTCCGTAACTGTCGCAATGTTGCAGTATGCCTTTATAAGAGGCGGCCCGGCGCATAAAATATTCGTGGTCGATTATTCCTGCTCCGAGGTCTGCACTTAATCGCTTGACGGTGCGGATAATTCTGCGGGCGGTAGACTTTTTGAGTTTTCTGTGAGTCGCCCAAATGTGATACCCAACAAAATCGACACCAAGGCTCACCGGGCGTATAGCCGTTTTGCTGTTGAGGTTTAGGTGTAACCTCTCCAACAGGAGCGTTTCGATGTCGTCTTTGATTTGGTGCAATACCCGCTTGTCGTTATGGAGGATAATCACATCGTCCATATAGCGGATATAGTAGTGCAGATGTAGGTCGTGCTTGCAATGTTGGTCGAGTTCGTTGAGGTAGATATTTGCGAAAAGCTGCGACGTGAGATTTCCGATAGGCATACCAACGTCATACAGCCACTCCTCCTCCGGGCAGTCGTCCGGGGCTACGCCGGCCGGTAATCCAAAGGCTTGGTCCTCTGAATTGATAATCGTGGCGAGTAGCCTCATCAGCCTCTCGTCCTTTATCCTCCGGCTCAATATCTCCAACAGTACAGCGTGGTCTACTCGGTAGAAATATTTGCTTATATCCAACTTCAAGTAATACCATTCGCCCGGCTTCCGGCTGACTTGCCGTAGCCAATACTGCAAACGGTCCGCCGCTGCGTGTGAGCCTTTTCCTTTTCTGCAAGCGAAACTATCATCTATAAACAGTCGGTCATAGTACGGATTTAAGTATCTGTATACGCTCCATTGAGCAACTCTGTCCTTGAATTGCAGAGCCATAACGAGCCTTTTCTTTGGCTCGTAAACGAAAAACGGGCGGTAGCGGCCGACCTTGTAGGTTTCCCAAATAAACTCGTTTTGGAGTTCTATTAGGTTTTCTTCAAGCCTGTCGGTAAATTGTAGAACATCGTCCCGGTAACGCTTATTTTTCCGCGCTTCAAGGTAGGAGTTATACAGACTCTCGTAGTCGTATATCTGACTGTAAACGTCCGTCAGACAATTCATCTGCGGAATTAACTCATTGTTCATAGGTCCTCCTGCCTTTCTGCCGTGTGCGACATTTCTGCCCCGCCGTCCCTGCGGCGTTTCCGCGGCGATACAATCTTTTCCCTAAATACTTCGATTTTCGGGAGGGAGTTGCGCCCCTTTGGTGTTACGCGCTGCGCCCGACCCCGTGAGGTCAAGGTCCTGTCCCGGCGTAACAGCAGAGCGGAGCGGAAACCGATGTTCGTGTTCGTATTCGACCGCGCATTGTTCAAATTCGTGTAGAACAAGCCCGCATTCGACCCGTTGTTCCAGTTGCCACCGCGATACGGAGTCCGCTAAAATGGCACAACCCCCATAAATGGGTTATTTAACGTGCTTCATATAGCCTCCAATAATTCGCCCTATCTCATTGAGCAGCTTGCTCCAATTCTCGTATTTTTTGAACGAGAGAGGCGGGGCGATGTTTTGTCCGTAATACCTCTTGTCCTGCGCCAAGCGGATAAAATGCCGCAGTACATCGAGTTCGATGTCAAGTTCCTGCAAGGTCGTTTTCTTGTAGTATTTCTTCTCAATCTCGATAGCGAGGCGGTACATCTTCAACATAGAGGCTCGTATTTCATCGGCGGTCTGTTTCTCGCGTCTTGGAAAGTTGTCAACGGCGGGTTTGCCGTAGGCAATCATATCAGCGATTTTCTCTTTCAAAATAAAAGAGGCTGTTTCCTTGCCGTAATTGAGTTTTTCTGCTTCCATATCGTTGCTCCTTTCCAAAGAATTAGAGGCGACCTCTCGGCCGCCTCATCAGTTTTTCAGTATTCAGTTTACAGTTACGCATAAAAAGCGGAGCGGAAACCGATGTTCGTGCTCGTCGTCGACCGCGCATTGCGCAAACGCGTGTAGAACAAGCCCGCATCCGACCCGCTGCTCCAGCTGCCACCGCGACACGGAGTCCGCTCTGCGGCTCCGTTGTTGGCATAGAAATAGTCGCCCTGATAGTCAAACTCGCTTCCGTCGGGGAGCATAGCGAGGGCGATGAGGATTTCCTTTGCCGCCGCGCATACGGTGTCGGCGCAAGTCATACTCGCAAAGGTAGCGGAGCGGTAGTCGTCCAACTGATTGCTGATAGCACCCGTTACGTACTGCCACTTGCTGTTTACGAGGTCGAGTTTGATACTGTTCTCGGTCGTGCCGTTGCCGTCCGGGGCGATGAGTTCGCCCGTAGTGCCGTCAATGGCTTTCCAATGCGCGGAAGTCGCGGACATAGAGTTCGCGCTGTTGGCTGCGTTGTTGTTTTCGAGGATTTGCACCTCACCCTTGACAAGACGGAAGCCGCCGACCCACTCGTTTACGTTGCCGTTGAGGTCGTAGATACCGTCAAGCTGCTTGTTATGACTCCATTCGACGGGGCCTGTGCCTGTGGCTACGCGGTTGGTCTTGCCGTCCGAGCCGATGAGGGTCGGGATAGCCTTATACCCGGTTTCTCTTGCGTCCTTGCCGTAATTATTATTACCGTAAGGAAGCCAACCGTTCTTTTTACACCACAGAGCGATTGCGCCCCATTCCATAGCGGTCATTAAATGCCAACCCGCGCCCTTTGCGGTGCAACGCGCAGAGGCGTTGTCAAAGTTGATAGCGCAAGTCGGGTCTTCTCCAGGGAGAGAATAAGCGCGGCCGTCATACACCTTGTTCTGAAACTTGGAAATGTAGATACCGTTTTTCTCCACACCGTCAACGATGAATGCCGGGTGGACGCTGTCGCTTCCGCCGTCGATAACATCGCTCATCTTGAATTTGGGGATAAACACCATAACAGAGGGGAGTCCCTTGTCGTCGGTGATAATGCTGTTTGTCGGGAATGCCGATTTCAGCGCGAGGCTTGCAAGGTCAAAATTACTCATCTTCTTTTCCTCCTTTTAGACTACCGCTGCGGCTCTGTTTTCCAAAGCCCACAGGGTCAAAGTAACCTTATCCATATCGAGGGGTTTTGCCACAGGAGCGGCAGCTTCGCCGTGTTCCTCGGTGTTGCCCTCTGCGGCCGGCTCTGCCTCCTCGTATTCGATAGCGGGAATGTCAATCTGCGCTACATAGTAGCGGCCGCTCTCCGCGCCGATTACGAGTGCGCCGTCTTCGTCGCTGCACACGTCGATGTGTACGGGCCAGTCCTTTTGCCTCTTGGCGAGGTTGATAGTGAGGTCGTCGTCAAAACAGATAGAGGTCTTCTTTACCTCATAGCCGATTTTCGCGCCCTCGTTCTTTTCTACGATAATCATACGATTATACCTCCTCTGATTTTGATTTTGAGAGTAACGCTCTTTGCGCTACCCGTAAAGGCGATTTTGAAGCCGTTGTACTGCTTGGCAGACACAACGATTTCTCCCACGTTGCCGTCGCTGTCCGTTACCTCGGTTTCGACGGTGTAATTACCCGTATTTCGGGTCGAAATAGCAACGGTCGTTTCGCTGTTGTTAAAGGGGTACGCTGCCGTGTTATTCAGCGTAACGGACTTTTCCTCCGGGCTGTGTTCCGCGTGGTACTCCGTTACCGCCTTGCTGATGTCTGCCTCCGTAACAGTCAGTCGGTCGGTCGCGTCCCTAACCGCCATAAGGAGAATTCTGCTTGCGAGGTCCGCGTCAGCGATACCAAACTCCATATTGTTGAAGTTGGTCGCGCTCATATTCGTGCCTTGCTGTAAGACTTCTCCTGCAGGGGTGAGGGTAATTGTGCCGTCCGGGTTTTCCTCGACGGCGTAGGTGTTATTCGGGTTGATTGCGTGGTCTTTCCAAATAAGAATATTATACAAAGCCTTTCACCTCCTATTCGATTTCGTACAATTGGAATTCCCACAGGGTCAAAACGCCCTGTGTCGCTTTCTTCTCGATATTCTCGTTCATCTGTCCGGCGATGTCGCCGTCACGGTCGAGAATTCTGACGGCGGTAATGGTCGCTGCCGCTCCGTCATCTGTGGTCGTGGTCGTGATTTTGAGGGCGTTTCCGTCTACGCGCTTATCGGTGATAACCGCGTCTTTCCACGTCCCGTCGGTGAGATACTGAAATCTCTCCACGCTTTTCAGCCATTCCTCACGACGCTTTTTCAGAAAAGACTCTTTCCAAAACATCTTTGCTCCTCCTTTCTTAAAGCGTACCCGCTACGGCCGTTCCGCAGTAGCGATAGTCCATTCCGTAACTCGTAGAGGCTGCGTCGGTTTCGGTTACGGACTCCGTCTGCCGCTTCTTGCCAAGCAGAGCCACCTCCGGCTCTAAACCACTCAACCTAAATTCGTACTTGTAGTTGGTACGGCTTTTCGATATTGCTACCGCAAAACTGTACTTTACATACGCTTTATAGGCAATGTGGGCGGGTATCTTTTTGGAGAGGACCGTGTCGATGTCCGCATAACTGATTTCGGGAATGTCCCCTCGGTGCATTTCTATAACGAGGGTGCAGTTTCCCGCGTCGTCGGTGCGGGGGAAATGAACATCGCTGTCCGCGCCCGTAAACGAGCGTATAGCCTCTGCAATCTTCGTGGCGGATAATTTACCAAAGCCGACGAAAAATGCTCTGACGAGCCTCCTGCGCTCCACCAACGGGCGGTTTTTATCGGTTTCCAAACCGAGGAACGCTTCGAGCCTCGTAATCATACTTTCGTCCGCTTTTTCGACAAACTGATTGTCGATAACGGTGTTTATCGCCCGCGTTACATCGTCTATGAGTCGGCCGTCCGTTTCAAGGATAGCCCTCATTTCGCGCACGTCGCGGTAAAAAGCAGGGTAAAAGGTGATGAGTTCCTCAAAGGTGTTCTCAAAGCCGTTATTAAAGTACATTGACCGTAACACCTCCAATCACCGCAACAGCCTCATTTCCCGGCTCGATGTTTGCCGTTTCGCCGTTGAATGTGAGGGAGTTGTAGTCGAGGATAGAGGCGAGTCCGTTGATAATAGCACCAACGGCGGAAATTCTCACGACGATAGCCTCCTCGTCGGGCGTATTAAGGGTAAGCCCTTTGAGGTATTCGCTGATAGCGTCAGTCGCTTCCTTGACGGTCTGCTCCTGCGTCGCTCCGCCTGTGAGTACGGCGTTAAAGGCAATTTGGATTGAACATTCCTCCGGCTTTACGGCTGTGAAATGCGCTCCGAGGTTTGCCACGCCCTCTCCGAGTCCGTCGCCCTCTCCGTCGCCGTCGTTGTCTGGGTCGATTTTGGTCTGCACCTTTTCAATAAGAGCGTCGGTCGCGGGCTTTCCGTCCGGGTCAATGATAATGCCCTTGACGGTGTTCGGGCCTTTCCAAAGCGGCATAATACGCGCTCTACCTACGCCCTCAACCTCCTCGCACCAAGTACGATAGTGCTGCTTGTTTCCGTTCTCCGCCGGTCCCGACATCTTTTCGCGCAATCTGGCGCGCAAATCGTCGTCGCTTTCCTCGTCCGTTCCGAGTTCCATAATCTCACCGAAAGAAGCTGCGGAGAGGTTGGGAATGTTGTTCACAGGGATAGCGGCGGTTTCTGCGTAGATGTTGTTTGCCTCCGTTCCTGCCTTTTCTGCTTCGAGGTAGAGTTCGTCGTCAGCCGCTCTTTTCAGAACGAAATAAATACCGTCGTGGTAAAATCTTTCGCCGACTTCCGGCTCATCGCCCTCATACACAAAGTAATAGCGGGCAGGGGTCGCGGGCAATCGTGTAACTGAGTGTTCGCCGGCCTTGTCGTCGAGGTATTCGCCCGTCGCCGTGTCAATGCTGACAAGTTCCGCCACCATATCAATATCGGTGTAGAGTTTTGCGATTTTCAGCAAAATACCCGATACCGAGTCGTAGAAAATACTGCCCGGTCGCGTGTCTATGCCCGCCGGGGCGTTTGCCAACACGTCGTCCAAAAGTTTCTCGTATGTGTATTCTTCAAACATCAAATCACCTCCTCGAATACTGTTTCCCCGAAAATAGTGTCGGCTCTGAAAAAGATGTACGCGCCGTCCGCCCTAAACTCAAACTGAAAATCATAGACTTTCAGAATACGGGTGTCGGGTTTCAGCGCGTCCTTTACAAAGCCGGGTACAACGGCCTCGGTATACTCCGGCGTAGCGTCCTGCGCTATAATCGCCTCCTGTATCTCGCTGCCGTACTGATTGTCGTAAATCAGACACTTAAAGCGCGGGGTTATAATCGCCTTGCGTATCGCTTGATTTACGGCTTCGAGGCCGTCTACCATACCAACAATTCGTCCTGCGTCGAGGTCGAGTTTATAGGTGAGGGACGGCTTTTCCTCTGCCTCTGTTACCTCATCGACGGGTAACGGGATAAATACAGACTCCATAATCACACCACCCTATCCAAAACATAGTATTTTTTGCCGTTGTTCAAAGACAGGAGGTGGACCGTTTCGCCGACTTTTAGCCCATTGTAGACAGTCATTGAGCCTCCCTTTATAACAAAAGAGGCAAGCGGGTGGACGTGCGCTCCTCCGCTATGGCTGTGTGAGCCGTTTCCGCTGTCGTGGCCGCCGTGTGTGCCTCCGCTGTGTTCGTGGCCGCCGCTCTCTGTCGTGTTCGACGTGAGAGTGCCTTTGTCGACCGAAATATCTACCACCGCGTTATAATCGGTGAGGTGCTTTGGCACAATGAGCAACGAGGCGGGAATGATGAGTTTATCATCATTCGTCGCCTGTATTTTCAGAGGCGAGGCTGAAATAACCTTGCCTTGCAATGCTCCGCAAGGGTCGGGAACAAGCCCTTGAAATAGCCCTTTAAGGCTCGTAGGGTCGCTACTTCCCATAGTTCAGCCCTCCTTTATGAGATAGTTCCTGCGTCAACCCAACCGTATACGTTTGAGTTTCCGTCAAGATTGTTGTATGCTCCGCCGACAACGTGGTACGGGTGTTTTGCTCCGGGTGCGGTAGCCGTTATCTTTGCGGGACCGGCTTTGCGCGTTCCGCCCACAGGAGAGGAGGAAACAGAGGTGATATAATGATTGCCGCCCTTGAAATTGACGGTATCTCCAACCTTGTAGCCGCCTCCTGCTGTCGAGCCTCCGCCCGTTGTCCCGGTCGGCTTTTCCAAATCGCTTGCGTGATTGAGGGTCAGCGACATCGAATGGTAGTTATCCTTGAACGTGTGCGTGTCCTCATCCACATAGAAAGTCTTTGAAACCGACAGGGCGGGGATAATGATGTAAACACCAAGCCCCGAAACAACGTCGGGTAAGCCGAGGGCGGTTACTTTGAGCGACCGCTCCGGCGTACTGCTTTCGTCGAGCATACTTGATACGAGTTCCTGCAACTGTGCGCTGTTCAGCGTTTCGTCCGGCTCGTCGATGTCCTGCATAACACCGATTTTCTTTTCGAGGTCCGCGTTTTTCTTTTCAGCCAACACGGTCCCCTCGTCAGATAACAGTTTTATACGGGTCTTGACCTTTTCGATACTGACGGTGCTGTTGTAGGTAATAAGGTTTTGACCTACCTCGATAACCCATTGCATAATGTTCTCCCGGCGCGTAAGGAGGCGCAGAGAGCCTTTTTGCGAGTCGATGTAGTGTCTTATGCCTGTGGCGTTGAAATCTTGACTCAATGCGTCTGCGATTGCGTCAAAAGCAGTCGTTTTCGGCTTCGTGAGTTCCGGGATTTTGTATGTCGTCGCCGCCACCTCTGTATACGGCAAACCAAAGCGGGTGCAAATATCTTTGAAAATATCTGTTGCCGTTTTGTTGCTGTAACAAAAGGTGTCCTTATTGTTGGCGAGGTAAATCCCGTTGTCGTAGGCTTTGAATGTAAGCTGCTTTTTCTGCGTCTGCCCCTGTCGCATAATAATACCTCGGAACAGTTCAACGCCGTTATAACTGAATATACATTGGTGGCCCTCCTCAACATTGACTCCGGCTCTCGCGTTGTCGTGGCCGTCGTCGTCGAGCAGGGTTGCTTCGAGGTAGCGGGAGGACGAGCCTTTCCTCCCGCCCCACTTGATTTGGATAACGAGGTCGCTGATGTCATAGCCCTGCGTCCCTTTTACAAGAATAAGGCTGATTTTTGCCATAGCGCACCTCCTACTTTATCCGCAACACTTGACCCGCATAAATCAAATTGGGGTTTTTGATGATGTTCTTGTTCAGATTGTAAATCTGCGTGTAAAGCGCACCATTGCCGAGGAGTTTCTTTGCGATATTCCACAGGCAGTCGCCCGCTTTGACTGTGTAGGTCTGTGCCGGGGTTGTGTTATCCGTCCGGGCGGTGTTCTGCTGTACGGTCGCCGTCTTCGTGGAAATCTCCACTTTGACTTGGCGGACTTTCGGCTCTCGGTATTCCTTGAACGTGATGTCATAATTGACCGTTCCGACGTCGCCGCCCGCCTCGCTCGGTACAAACTTCGTGATACGGCAGTAAACGTCGATGTCAAGCCCGGTGATAATGAGGTGTACGGGCTTGTCGCTGTTTTTCCATTCGGTCAGTTTGTCGCGTAGCGCGGTGGGTTTTGTTACATACTGTACGGCTATGCCGGGGAACGATGCCGCCGGGAAGAATGAGGAGAACGAAAACTCCGTCGCTTTGCGGTTTTGGGCGATAAGGATTTCTCCAAGCCCTGCCACGTCCACGCTTTGGTCGTTGGTCCCCATTGTAATCTTCACCTTTTCGGGAAGAACGGGGAGTTGGATTTTCTCCTGCTCCCCGTTGAATGTTATCCACATTTGGTATCTGTTGTTAGAAGTCATACGACAATTCTCCCTCCTCATAGATTTCGGATTTTACGATACCCGCAAGGACGGGTTTGAGGTGGGCGGCGAGAATACCTACGACGGTTTCCTCGTCCATACTGCTGTCAACCTCTATTGCGCCGCTGCCGTTGATTTCGAGGCGGATAGTCTTGCTATCGCTCTTTTCGTCGGTGCGCTCCTCCTTGACGGTGGCCGCCGTCGCTTCCGATGTGCGGAATTGAGCGTCAGAAATGCGGGCAAGAATACGGGAGGTTTCGTCTGCCGGGTATACAGTTTCGCCTCCGTCAAATTCGACGATTTCGGGACCGTATTCACCGACTATGGCCGGGCCTTGCATAGCATAGGCTGTACCACTTGCGTAGGCGGGTTTGTCCTTGTTTCTTCTCGCACTCCATTCTCCTGCTGTATATCCGTTTGCGAGTCCGCGCTCCTTAGCGGTAGCGTAAGACATACCGTCTGCAAGAGCCTCGGCAGCCGTCATACTGCCCGATGTGTCGTACTTGTATTGGGGCGTATTTGCCAATGCCGCCGCCACATTTGCGGCCGCCTGTTGAGCCGCCGCCACAGCAGAGTTTCCTCCGGCGATGATTTCCTGCACATACGCACTCATCGTCGCCTTTGCCGCTGCCGCTGCGTCGGTTTCCATATTCATATTGTCAATAGAGGAATTGAGTTGCTCCTCAATTTCGAGCATTTTATCCGTAAAGTCCGTTTCCATATCGGCGACGGTCCCTGCGAATTCGTCCTTTGCGGCTTCGACCTCTTGGAATTTCTTGTTGAAGTCGTCCACAAATTTCTTTGCCGACTCGGTCGTTCCGCCGAGTTCCTCTACCTTGCTGATAATGGTATCAAGTTGCGCCGCGCTCTCTTGGCTGCCGTCGGAAAGTTCTTGGACGAGAGCCTCGTCAAGGCCGAAGTCCATAGCCTTTTTGATGTTCTCGGTGTAGGAGGTTAAATAGTTAATTTGACTCTCCCACGCGCCCATCATTTCGGCGGTCGATTGCTCAACCTCCAAAACAATTTCATCGAAAAGCCCGATTTGTCCGTCGATACTCTCGCGGGCGGCGAGATATGCTTCGTCGTAGGCTGCACACAGTTCCTCAACCTCCGTTCTAACAGAGGATAGAGCCGAGTTGACTGCGTCGTGATAGGTTGCGGTTTGATTTCCTGCGTTTTCAACAGCGTCGCCTATCGCAAACCATTCCTCCTCAATTTCGGCAAGGCGAGAGGAGGTTTCGTCATACGCAGACTGTGCCTCTGATTGTCTTTTCTTGACCTCGGCAAGCGACTCTTCAGCCGCTTTCATTGCTTTCTGTTCCGATGAGAAGAAAAGCGCAAAACCACCCATTTCAAACGAGCTGTAAAACTCGCACGCGTCGAGGTAATCTTCCAAAACTGCGTTGTATTGGGTCTGTGTCGCCTCTAACTGTGCATTCGCTTCGGCAAGCCGTTCTTTCTCGGTCGCCTCCGCTCCTGTGAGTTTTATATACTCATCGAGCAAGGCGTTACGGCGTTCCTGCTCCGCCTGTGCTTTTGCGGCCGCCCGGAGGGTTTCGATTGTACCGCCCGCGTTGTTCTTCAAATCCTCGTAACTAACGCTCAACCCGTCAACAGATGTGTTGAGTTGGTCGATAATGGCTTTCATAGCCTCCTGCGTTTCGCCCGTCTGTACGGTCTGTGTCGCAAGGTCTTCGAGTTTCTGAATGAGCGCGAGGTCCGACAGTTCGCTCTCCCGGATTTCCCGGTTTGTTTCCGAGAATTGCTCCATCATATCCCTATGGCTTTCGGTGGCCGCGTCCATTTCCTCACACCACTCTCCAAGAGTCTGCTTGTTCGCCTCAAACTCATCGGAAAGGTCGTTGATTTGGTAGCGGAGGCGGTTTGCCTCCTCGCTTGTTTCACCGTATTTCTCGCAAGCCTCGTCGTACTCCGCTTCGAGAGCGCGGAGTTCTCGCTCTTGCTCTTTTGCGGTTGCCGTGAGTTCTTCCATAGGGTCAATGGCTTTGTTTGCAGTAACAGCAAATGTAACAAGGGCTGCTACAACGCCCGCAATAGCCGCTCCTGCCAACAGATAGGGGTTTGTCGCCATAGCCGCAGTAAGAGCCGTGGTCGCCACTTTTGCTACCTTTGCGACGGCTATATAACCAACCAATCCGACAACAAAAGCACCTACACCGACGGTAATGGCCGTTATAGCCTTTACTGCTGTCGGGTGAGCCTTTACAAAACCCGTAATACCGTTGAGCATATTCGCCCATACCTCCGCTGCGTCCGCTACCGTCGGCGCGAAAACCTCGCCAATCGCAATAGATAGGTTGGTCTGCGCGTTCTCGGTCATAGCGAGTTTGCTTTCGAGGGTGGAATAACGGGTATTTGCCTCTGTTGCGAGGGCTGTGTTTTGTACCCACGCGGCGTTGGCAAGCTGCACCGCTCCGGCGAGTCCTTCGTGATTGCTTGCAAGGGCTTTTACAGCGTTGGAAAGCCTGATTTCCGTGATACCCATTTCGTCGAGTATTGCGGTCGCAGACGCGCCGTTTCGCTCCGTGTCGTTCAGTCCTGCTATAAAGGCGTAAAGCGCGTCTACCGCGTTTTCACCCCATACGCGTTGGAATTCCTCGGAGGTCATATTTGCCACAGACGCATACTGTTCGAGTTCCTCGCTTCCTGTTTCGACAGCAAGCGTGATTTTCGACAACAGCGTAGACATAGACGAGCCGCCCGCGTCCGCTTCGATACCAACAGAAGATACCGCTGCGGCGAGTGCGAGGATTTCCGGCTCTGTAAGGCCGGCGAGAGTTCCTGCGGAGGCCATTCTCGTTGACATAGCAACGATGTCCGCCTCTGTGGTCGCAAAGTTGTTACCCAACGCAACGACCGTCGAGCCTAAATTCTCGTAGTTGTCCGCGCTCATCTTTGTAATGTTGGAGAATTTCGCAAGGGACGAGGCTGCCTCATCGGACGATAGGTTGGTCGCTTCTCCGAGGTTTATCATAACCTCCGTAAACGACATAACGTCCTCCGTGGCAATACCCAACTGTCCCGCCGCCTCTGCGACTGCGGCGATTTCCGTCGTGGTCGAGGGAATGACAAGAGATAGGTCCTTTACCTCATCAGCAATCGCGGCAAGTTGCTCCGGCGTTCCGTCAACAGTCTTGTAAACACCCGTTATTGCGCTCTCGAATTCGATAGCGTCCTCGACGCAACCGACAAAAGCCTCTCCGATAGCCTGTAAGCCCTTTACTATGCCCGCTGCTACGAGCAGTTCTTCGAGTTCTTTCAGACCGTCGGTGGTCTTCCTGTTCTGTTCGTCGTGTTCTTCGGATTTCCGCGATGTTTTTTCGTGTTCATCGCCAAGTCCGCCGAGGCTCTCTTTCGCTTTTTCCGCTTCATCAGAAAGGCCGTCAAGCCCCTCCTCGGTGCGGTTGTTGACCTTTTGCAAATCGTCAATAGCGTCTGCGGCCTTTGTGCTTGCAGAGGTAAGTTCCTCAATGGAGTCGGAGGTGCTGTCTAAACTCTGCGCCACGTGGACCGTGTTATCAACAGCGTCGCCAAAAGCGGTATCTATT